CCGTCGCGTTTTTGGCTGCGAAATTGGTGTCGAAAAGTACCCATTCTGGCCGGGCTGGAGGAAATGAGACGTGCGAGGTAGGAAACCGACGCCGACGAAGCTGAAGATTCTTCGGGGGAATCCTGGCGAGCGTCCCCTGAATGACAAAGAGCCGCAGCCTGCGGCCGGCACGCCCGATCGTCCGACCTGGCTGAAGGGTGCGGCGCGCAAAATCTGGGACGCACTTCTACCGGGGCTCGTGGAGCTCGGCGTTGTCACCCAGATTGACGGGCACACCTTCGCGGCATTTTGCCAAGCGTGCGCAGAACTGGACTATGCGACGGCGATTCTGGAGAAAGAAGGCAGGATCATCACCAGCAAGCGCGGCGGGAAGCGGTCGCATCCTGCCGTCGAGCAGCAGCGCTCGGCGATGAAAGCAGTCAAGGATTTCTCGGCATTGTTCGGCATCGACCCATCGAGCCGAACCCGTATCAAATTGCCTGGCAGCGGTAACACGGTTGACCCATTCGAGGCTTTCCTAAGTGGCAAGAAGGGCAAGGCAGCCCGCGGCGCCTCCTAATCCACCGGACGCGGTGGAGCAATACGCTCGCGCGGTAGTCGCTGGCGAGATCGTGGCGGGCCGGTTCGTCCGCCTCGCCTGCGAGCGGCATTTACGGGACATCGTGGAAGGTCCGGCGCGCGGCCTGAAGTGGGATCGCGAAGCTGCCGAGCACGCAATCAGTTTCTTCTCGTTCCTGCGTCTCCCTGCTCACGGCGAGCTCGACGGTAAGCCGTTCGACCTGGAGCCATTTCAGAAGTTCATCGTAGGCAGCATCTTCGGCTGGAAGGGCGCCGACGGGACGCGCCGGTTCCGCACAGCGTATTGCGAAATCGGCAAGGGCAATGGGAAGGCGCTCGCGGTTGACACTCCCATCCCGACCCCTGCAGGATGGGCGACGATGGGCGACCTCCAGCCGGGCGACACGGTTTTCGATGAAAACGGCGACATTTGCAACGTACTAGCTACCTCCAAGATCATGTCCGGGCGGCCGTGCTATCGCGTCGTCTTCTCCGACGGGCAAGAGATCATCGCTGACGCCGATCACTTGTGGCGCGTGGCAATGCTTCGGTCGCATGGAAAGAAGGGGCCGAAGCCGGCCGACGCACCGCGCAAGGGCGGTTACGCTGTGCTCACCACGGCGCAGATCGCCGCCACTTACAGAATCCCGCCCTCTTCCTCGGTGCATCCGCAGGCGAGGTGGAACTATCGCGTCGATTGCGCCAGTCCGCTGCAGTTGTCGGAAAAGCGGCTGGAGGTTGACCCGTATGTCCTTGGGTGTTGGCTGGGCGACGGCGACTCTGACTGCGCGCGGCTGACGTGCGCGGACGATGAAATCGTCGGGAATCTTCAAGCAGTCGGATGCGAAGTGATCTCCGGGCGATCCCAGACGGGCACTAAGGCGAAGCGATACAGGATCGGCAGTCGCCGAAATGCCATCATTTGCCGCCGTGGGCACCCAAAGCTGATCGAATGGAGCCGTGGGAAGTGCCGCGCCTGCGACCGGGAAACGGATTATGCCCGGCGCCACGGTCTTCCGGTTCCGCCGAACGGCGCCCCTTCGCTAAATGAATGGCTGCGGAAGGCCGGACTGTTCCACAACAAACACATTCCTCGCGTTTACTTGCGATCGTCCGAGCAGCAGAGAATGTCCCTGCTGCAAGGACTGATGGACACCGACGGCTATGCGTCAAAGGAAGGCCAGGTCGAGTTCACTTCGGTCAATAGCCGCCTCGCTGCCGATGTCATGGAGTTGGCGCGCAGCCTGGGCTACAAGCCGACTATGGGGGTTGATCGCGCCACGCTGCACGGCAGGGATTGCGGCCCGAAATACAGAATTCGTTTTGGGGCATGGTCTGACCGCTCTCCATTTCGGCTTTCACGCAAGTCTAATAGGCTGCGCCATCGCCCGCCTACCCGACCCATTGCCGCAGGAAGAATGATCGTCGGCTGCGAGCCCGTCGATTCCGTTCCGGTAAAGTGCATCGCCGTCAATTCGCTGTCGCGACTGTATCTCGCCGGCAGGGGCATGATTCCGACGCACAACAGTCCCCTCGCCGGGGGAATCGGCCTGTACGGGCTCACGGCGGACGACGAAGCGAGCGCGGAAGTCTACAGCGCGGCCACGACGCGCGAGCAAGCGGGCATTCTGTTCCGCGACGCGAAAATGATGGTGGAAGCGTCGCCGGCTCTGCGCAAGCTGCTCGGGCCGGGTGCTCTCGGCATCGGGAACATCGCCTACGTCGCCAAGGCGAGCTTCTTCCGGCCGGTCAGCTCCGAACACCGCGGCCTCGACGGCAAGCGCCCGCACATGGCGCTGATCGACGAAGTGCATGAGCACCCGACGCCGCTCGTCGTGGACAAGATGCGGGCCGGCACGAAGGGGCGCCGGCAAGCGCTCATCTTTGAGATCACCAACAGCGGCGCCGATCGTACAACGGTGTGCTGGAATCACCGCGAGTACAGCGTCAAGATCCTCGAAGGAATCCTGGAGAATGATTCCTGGTTCGCTTACGTCTGCGCCCTCGACCCGTGCGAGAAGTGCCGCGGCGAGGGGCATACCCAGCCGGTCGATGGCTGCAAGGATTGCGACGACTGGACCGACGAAGCGTGCTGGCCGAAAGCCAATCCTGGGATGGGGACCATCCTGCCGATCAAATACCTCCGCGAGCAAGTGGCGGAAGCGAAGGGCATTCCGGCCAAGGAAGGCATCGTCCAGCGGCTCAACTTCTGCATCTGGACGGCTGGCGCGGTCAAGGCAATCCCAATGGACCGCTGGGACGGTTGCAAGCAAACCTTCGATATGGAGTGGTTCAAGGGTCGCGGCTGCTGGGGCGGCCTGGACATCGGCGCCACGTCCGACTTTACCGCGTATGTGCTGACGTTCCCGCACGACGATTCAGAGGTGATCGAGTTGCCGGCGCAAGAGGGGCAGGAAAATGCGCCGCCCCGGACGCTGGTGCGATCGACGTGCTCAATTCTCCCCTTCTTCTGGCTGCCCGAGCGGCCGGTGCGGCGCGACCAGCGGATGACGGAGCTCATCGACTACTGGCGGCGGCAGGGGTGGGTGCGGACGACGCCGGGCGAGGTGGTCGATTACAACGTGGTGTTGCAGGACATCAAGGAACTGTCGGAGAAGTACGACTTGCGCGAGATTGGGATTGACAGGGGCTTCCAGGGCGGGTGGATGGCGACCGCCCTCATGGCGCATTTCGGGGAATCCTTTGTAGTTTCGATGCCAGCTGGTATTATTAGTATGTCGCAGCCGTTCCGAGAAATGATCGAATTGATCGTGGCCGGGCGCTATCACCACGATGGCAACCCGGTCTTGCGCTGGATGGCGAGCAACTGCGCGTCGGAGCAGCGGGGCGGTCTCATCAAGCCGTCGAAGGATCAGTCGAGCGAGAAGATCGACGGCATTACGGCGGGGTGTCTCAGCCTCGCCCGCGCAATGCAACGGCAGGGGGAAAGCTCGAACTGGATTCAACCGGGCATGTTCAAGGATTGAAGATGGGCCGGACGGAGCAGCTTGTCGGCACGGGCGCGTTCATCTGTATGTCGATCGGCTTCGGCCTTGCTTGGCTGCCGCTCGGAATGATCGTGCCAGGCGGGATTGTCTTCGGTGCGCTGGTATGGAAGCACTTTCGGGCCGCTGGCCCGTCAGAGCCGCACGGAGGCGATGAATGATCTCGTTTCTGTTCGGGCCGCCAGCCAAGCAAACGCGCAACCTACCTCTCGATGATCCCGAAGCGTGGCGGCCCCTGCTGGATGGCATGCGGCAAACCAAGGCCGGCGTGCGCATCAGCCATGAAAGCGCGCTCACCTACTCGGCGTGCTGGTGCGCCTCGCGGATCATCGCGGAAACCGTCGCATCCCTGCCGCTGTTTCTGTACGAGCGCCTGCCGAACGGCGACCGCCAGCCGGCCGCCGAGAATCCGCTGTTCGACCTGATGAAGTTCCAGCCGAACGAAGACATGGGCGCGATGGCGTTCCGCGAAGGCCGGACCATGCACCAAGTCAATTGGGGCAACGGCTTCGCCGAAATCGTGCGGGAGAATCAGCGCGACCCGAATAGTCCGGTGAGGGAGCTCTGGCCGATTCATCCGAGCCGGGTATGGCCGACCCACGCCAGCACGGTGAACAAGCGCGGCGAGCGCATGGCCGACGAGTATCCCTACACCGTCTACAACGATGACGGCACTACGGTCGGCATGCGATCGCGGGACATGCTGCATGTTCCGGGCGTGTTCCCCGACGATGGCGTGTGGGGGCGCGGCGTGATCGACTACGCGCGCGAGTCGATGGGCATGGGCCTGGGCACTGAGTATCAGGCGGCGACGCGGCTCGGGCCTGGCAACGTGCCGACCGTCATCATCTTCGCACCGGGCGTCGGGGATGCCACGAAGCGGCGAACGTATCGCGAGGAATGGCGCGAGGCGCACGGCGCCCCCGACAAGGCGAACGTCGGCCTGCTGCCCGCTGAGGCGAAGGCGCAGGTGCTCGACTTCTCCCAGCGCGATATGCAAGTGCTGGAAAGCCGCCGTCACAACGTCCTGGAGATTGCCCGGTGGTATCGTCTCCCGCCGCACATGCTGGCCGAGCTCGGGCGGGCGACGCACAGCAACGTCGAGGAAATGGGCATCGAATTCGTGATCTATTGCTTGCTCCCCTGGCTCTTGCGCTGGGAGCAGCAGTGCAACCTCAAGCTGCTGAATCGCCAGGATCGCAAGAAGTTCTACTTCGAGCATTTGCTGGCGAACCTTCTCCGCGGCGACACTGCCAAGCGCTATGATGCGTACCAGA